GATCTGCAATACGAATGTCAAAGTAACGGAAGAAGTTGTTACCTAGAGCGCCATACAAACTGTTCATAAGGATCTTGATGGCCATCTGTTGGTTCTCAAGAGTGTTGATCTCATTTTCTAGAACTTTAGTCTTGTTCTGTTCATACTTCTGTTTAGATGCCAACATCTGATTCTTGATCTGTACACGCTCTGCGTAATACTGATTAATGATCATTGGAATCACGCCTTGTTTATCCTTGCGGAAACGAGTACCAGTGGCACTTAGGGCGTAGTCACCACCAGCTTGATCTATAACAGATACCTTGCCATCTAAGAACTGATCAGGATCAATGTTGGGGACCTTACCATGAACAAGAGTCTCAATTGACATATTGTACTGAACAATTGTCAATGGGTATAGAGAGTTAAGGTCAAATGATGTGACCCACTTATAACTCCCAGGGATTGGAGCTTTGACCAACCCACCTGGGTATTGTTGCTTTTGACGCATGATCTTAGGTGGAACAACCGTATTTTGACTGTGCAAGATCCGATAGATAATCGAGTCCCAAATGTTAGTAGTACCGAATGTGTCAGAGTAGTTAACCCCACCACGGTATGCCATAACAATAGCAAGAGTGATCAAACCCATCTTCTCTTCAAGACGATCCACTAGTTCAACGTCTTTGATGTTATAGTCAATAAACTTTTGGAAATCTTCTTTGTACAGAGTGTGTAGGTTGCCGTATTCTTCGTATGACAGTTTCTCATCACCCAACACAACGTGAGCGATGTGGTCTAGTTTATATGACTCTTGTTGACCATACGTATATCCAAACTTCTTGAACAGATCCATGTAGTCAAGCTGTTGAATACCGTCAAGTTCATAAACATTGACCTGTCGCCCACCGACCATTGGAATGGTCTTAGCATTGACCACCGACCAAGGGCTCATTTTCTTGTAGACGTCACCACCGATTACATTCTTGATTCGGTTGACCAAGTATGGAATATCAAAGTTACGAGTGTACCAACCTGTGACAACGTCAGGGCAAGTTTCAGGGTTGTGCCAGAATTGAACAAAGTCTAGAAGTAGATCTACTTCGTCTGTGCATTTACGGTATTTGATTTTTGATTGGTCAACGACTGGGCACTTTGAGGGGTCGTAGTCTTCCAATCCCCAAACATAGTAGATGCCATCGATATTGTTCTTACTTGCGATGGAGATGACAGTATGGGCAGCTTCGTCAGGTCCAGGGAACCCTTGATCAGATGCCACCTCGATATCGAGAGTGGTAACGTTGATTTTGTCTCGCTCAAACTTAATCTCTTTTGGCCAGTTTTCAGTGATGAATTGCGTGATATAGTTGGTTGTACCAAACACAGTTACGTTATCGACACCATCGTACTGCTTCATAAAGTCTGCAGCGTCTCGCATCGTGTCGAACCCACGAGGCATAACGTTCTGGCCAGTTAGGGTCTTCCAACCAGTGTCTTTGTCCGTTGGAGTGTACAAAGTAGGCATGAAGCGGATCTTCTGAGCAATGCGTTTACCTTGCTTGAATCCGCGAAGTAGAATATCGTTACCGTAACGGTTTACGGAAGTGTAAAAGTCCAAATCGAATCTCCATAATATACTGTTATAATTATACAACAACTAATCGTGTTTATCAACAGAAAAAGGGCGCCTTAGCGCCCTTTATTTATTTTGCCATTATGACAACATTACTTACCTGTGACTTTTTTCTCAGGAAGAGATTTAAGATATGAGTGATCTGGATCTAACATATGCTTATTGTCTCGTAGAAACAAAAGAATACATTTCCTGAGCCTTTTTGGTCAGTTCTTCCATACTGTAAGGAGCATAGACGTTAGCAGCTTTTGCTTCGTCAATGGTAGCTTTGCCAATTTCCATCATCTTTTCCCAGTACTGCATATTCAAAGCAGCCTGCTTATCCATATAGTCTTTTGCCAGCGCCATGATGTCGGCACGAATTTCGAAGGGGTCTTTGTTTGACATTGTAGTCTCCTGTGTGTGTTGTGTTTGGTTATTTATGATTTACGGAAACGACGAGCAGCGATATCGTCGATATCACCACGAGTAATTCCCATGTCCCACAAATCGCGGTCGCTTAGCTTATCTAAAGCGTTGTATGTTTCGCGGTATTGTGAGTACTTAACAGGTGTGTAAAATACATTTACGATTGCCTGCCAAATTGCTTTTAGTGTGTGTGTCATAATTTTCTCTTAATGTTTACTATTTTGGTGCACATTTATTTAGGAAAGATTACCTATTCCTCTAAGGAATACCAGCTTTTACTTTACCCTATTTTCAAAATATGTAAACTTTCTTATATCAGGATAGTCAGCCTGTGACACAGTCTTTGCAGGTTGATCTTTCTTTTCATTAAAAATGTTGAGACCAACTGCAGCAGTCTCAGGAGTCATGTAGTAGTGATATCCAAGTTCATCAATATTGTCATCGACATACATCACACCTGAGTGAATAGATCTTCCATCATATCGCATCTTTTGTAAACGTTTATAGAGATCATAGTCATCAAGAAGTATCATTCCACCTTTACCAATGTTGATATGTTTCTTATGACCAAAAGATATGCACATCAGTTTATTGGGAACATAACCATCTTGCTTCCAATGAGCAGCAGCATCTATGACAGTATCCGTTAAATGATAGTATTCAGTCCATTTTCTTTCAATGTACTGACGATGGCGGTTGATTTTCTCAAGCATCATAGGAACAGAAACATATGTATTAGTTGGACAGTGTACAATCTGCCATGGGTGTAATTTCAAACTCAACTCAAGAGCGTGTGTGCAACAGTCAACTGCGACAGCATACTTAGCACCCCAGAATTCAGCAACCGCCGATTCAAATTGAAACAATGAATCAAAGTCGTTCATTTTAATTTTTCCCACAATTCACCATAATCCTTACAGATTGACTTAAACACTTGTTGATTATGTTTAGATATTTTTCTGTTTGTGTAAGCTAACATTTTAAGATCCATTTTATTCAATCTTTGAACTTCTTTTATAAGCAATTCCAACCTTGTTAATGGATTTGGATTACTATCAAAAGAATAATCAATATGACTATATCTTTTAAAACCAAGAGATTCTAAGTATGGTAAAATATCTTGGTGACCATGCCACACAAATGGCAATCCGGCAACAATTGGTTTAAATATTTTTTCAGTTAAAGTGGGGGCCCAATGGACGGTTTCTAATACGATATGAACATAACTATCTAAAACTTGAGGTGGTGTAAAATATTCCTCTATATTGTCATAAATAGTTTCATCACTCGTCATAAGTTTACCATCTTTATCATATGTTCTATGTTTAAAAATCGATTTGTCGGCCTCAATATAAGGGCCATATGTTTCATATTCTTTAGTCAATTCTTTTATGTAATCTAAATCTCTTTTTTCATTAAGGGCGCAAACACTATAAAAAAACTTATCGTCTAGTAAATTTAAATGGTTACATTTAGCTAAAAATAAAACTCGGTGCCATCTGGTGTATAATGCACCAGTAAGAAGAGAAAAGTTATATTTTCTATTTTTTGATAATTTTATTTGATCCGAATCATTCTTAGTGCCCGATATCATAAAACTTAATGTTCTTCTCCAAATATCAATGGGTACGACATAGTTAGGATAACACATGTTATTTGGATAATCGTAACCACTCATTATAATTTTCACTACAGACGGTTTAAACCTACGATTAATTAAACTGTCTTGTATCACCATATCAAGAATTGGTACATCGTTAATGAAGGGTGTTTCCCTCGTAAGACACACAGCAATTTTTACATTGTTACTTTTACACCAATGATATAATTCCGGTGTAATGTTTTCTATGGAATCAACAAGATTAGGAAAATCTGGGCACGGTGCAACAACAAGATTAATATTGTTTTGATTAACGACATCGTGTCCAATTCTTTTTCTTTTAATACTTTTTACATACTTTTCAAAATGCCAACGAAAAAAGCTATAGAAAGCATCGTTATAATCTAAACTAACATGATTTCCTTGAAAAATATAATCGTAATCCACTTTTATAAGTGGGCTGCCATCTGTATCAACCCAAACATCAATGGTTGGGAAATCATTTAATGTCTGTTGGTTTTCCATTCTTTAATCCATATAAACTTCTATGATACCCTTTTGGCGGCTTAAGTTTAGATGCATAGTAGAAAAATCTAACAGCATTACGAATACCTTTTACAGGATGAACAAAGTGACGAATCGTTTCGCTATGTTCAAATACCACAGCACGATTCTTCTTTACTTCAATCTTAGCAGTGTTCTCAAATTCAATCTCGCCACCTTCTTCTGGAGTTGACAGATAAACGATGAGTGATGCAACGCGGTGCATCTTTAGTCTATCATTCCAATTGAAGTCAATGTGAGGTTTAAGATCACCGTGATCTTTTATCTGGCTATATCCAGCACCAATCATATGAGGATCACAGATAACTCCACTAATTCCAATGCTTGATTCGATGAATTCCAAACCCTCTGCACTCGAAACAATGTGGTAGTAATCTTGCAGCGCTGGTAATGATGTAAGGTCATTAGCCTCTAACATATGAGATCCAGCACGTTCAAACACCTTTTGCCATTTGTTTAAACGTGTCAGTGATTCAACTTCTTGTTCAAGAGCTGATAATGTAGATGCATCTAGTGCGTTGTCAACAGTCTTAATAAACATTACTTATTACCAATATTATACTTTGGACACAGTTCCCACTCATCCTTTTCTTTAAAAGAGATGATCTTAATCTGACGCAGTGGTGCACACTGCAACGGTTTAGTGGATTGAATATTAACCAATCCCCAATCACTAATCAATGTTGTAATTGTATTGCGTCTCATTACATCATTCTCTTCAAGGTTAGCCTTCTTGCCGTCAAGCATGAATAACTCTTTGAAGTGCACAATAAAGTATCGACCCTGCTTGTGCAAGATGTGACACGATTGATATAGCTTTTTGTCTTTACGAGACGCCACGCCAATACGTGTCAACGTCTCACGAACCTTTAGAAAATCATCTGGTTCATTAAGTGTGATTTCCAACATATCTGTTGGAGACCATTGTACAGTGTTACTTTCTTCCACCTTTGCTCACCTTTTTTCTTAATTCTTCTATTTGCTCAGGTGATAGAAGATGAAAAACTTGGCGAGCTTTATCGTTGCTATAGCCATAATATTGTTTCACAACTTCCATATCACTAACTAAGTCAGGTTTAATCCATTTCGAAAAGCGTTTCCGCTTTCTTATGATATTTATAAGGAAGTGATATTGAAGCTTTTTATCAATGTGGTGGTGTTGATTGACTACGTTGGCCAAACCAACAGTATCAGCAAAATAAGACAAACTGCGATTGATAACAAAAGGAACGTAGCTACGCTCATCGAATTCAGTCTCCATTATATCTTGCTTGGTGTCGTTGATGGTATTCAAATAATCAAATGGGGTCACTTGAATGCAACCCCAGCCATGATCTCAGTCATACAAGCAACCATATTCAGCTCATGGTCAGCAACAAATGCATCCTTGTACTGATAGTCTGCAAGGATCAGAACCAACTGAGGAATGCTTTGAGGCTGCACAAGATCATTCATGCGATCATACAGACCACGAAACACTGCAGATGAATCGATGTCTTGGTTATTGACTACCCAAGAGCGCATCTTCTTGAAGTCTTTAGCTTTCAGCGCTAGGGCAAGATCGCTAAAGCTGTCAGAAACCCCTTGACCAGATACGACAGTAGCCACACCCCGACCATTACTTGCAAGACGCTGAATCTCATTGATAGTTCTCCGCCAATCAGGAGCAAACTTCATAATCACATCGACTACAGCTTGCTGTTCATATTTAACACCCTCAGTGGTGAGGATGAACTCGAGTCGCTTCATAAACTGACCAGCGAGGCCAGCCAGATCCTTCTTTGTCGTATTAAACTCATACACGCTACAACGAGAGTGAAGAGGTTCGATTACACGGTTCTTGAAGTTACAAGTGAGGATGAAGCGACAGTTGTTGCTAAACTCTTCAATGAATGCACGAAGAGCTGGCTGAGTAGACTGAGGATTGAGGTAGTCTGCTTCGTCAAGGATTACTACCTTATATCCACCAGCGAGTGAGATAGAAGAAGCAAACTGCTTGATCTTACCACGAAGAGTATCGATGTTACCCTCTTCGGATCCGTTTACGACGATATAGTCGAGCCCCATCTCGTTACATAGGGCTCGAGCTACTGTAGTTTTACCCAATCCAGCAGTACCAGTGAACAGCATGTTCTGCATCTGTCCACTGGTTACAATAGCTTGGAAGGTTTCTTTAAGAGATTTAGGCAGAATCGTATCGGCAATCTTACGAGGCCGATACTTTTCTACCCACAAGAAATCATTAGACATTTAGCTCTCCATAATAAAATTATAATTGTAGTTCAAACTGAGCGGAAAGTCAATTACTTCTTGATTGTTTTGGATGGTTCCTCTGTCAACGCAGCTTCCTCTTGTACTGATTCTGCAAGTTGTACAATTTGAACACATTGGTCACGAAGACCACCAATGGTTGATAGTTCTTCTCCACGGAATCCACCACGTTGAGTGACAGCATCAATTACCGCGATAGTGCTACGAGATGCTTGGTTTGCGAGTTGGTTAAGACGTACTTGGGACATAATAAATCCTTATTTGTATGTTGACGATTTTTCAAGCGCAACCCAATACTTGATTTCTTTCTCAAGATTAAGGCTGGTGAACTGAGAGATTAACTTGGAAGTAAGCTCGACCTTGTAGTCAGCTGGAATAACCTTCAAGTTAGCAATGTTAAAAATAAAGTTAAACTGATCAGTGTCAGCTTCCCCATCCACATCGATGGAGTATGTATTAGAGGTGGAATTGTCTTGATCAACAACACTCAGAGTGATCAGATTGCTCTTCCCTGTAATAGACACTTGACTATGACCAAGAGCACCAGCAGCGCGCTTGAGATTATTCAGTGTCCCTTGATCAAGAGTAAATGATACGTTAGCAGCTGGCATTGGAAGACCCTTGTTACGCACATTCGTCTCACTCGGCTTTGTTAGATTGTCAGTATCAGAGAAGAAGTACTTGATTTGAGCTCGACCCGATGCATCACCAATCTGCACATACTTATCAGTGAATCGCAGAGTTGGTGTGTTGACAAGACCAATCACAGAGAGAAACTCTGATAGGTCATAGATGCCAATCTCTTGAGGAAATGTTTCCTCAACGTCTGCACTCGCAACGATGTTCTTTGCTTCTGCAACCGTCATAATCGTATTGCCAGCATTGATAACAATGTTAGAGTTAATCGATGCAAAGTTCTTCAATACTTGCGTAGTAAAGTTGGATAGTTCCATTATATAGATCCTTTAATCTTGCTAAAGTTATTTTGTTTAATGAACTCTATCTTGTTAGCAAACTTGCCTTCAAGAATGTCACCTTTGTGAGAGATCACATAGACGTTTGTGTCATCCCCTAAAGTATAGATGATTTTCATAAGGTTGTCAACCCCTTCATAGTCCAAAGATGAATCAAATGTTTCGTCTAAGATTAGTAGATTGGTTGCCACTGAATTCTTCATCTTAGCGATCATTCGCCACGTAAACAATAGGGCCAAGTCAATACGTTGCTTCTCACCTTCTGAGAACGAATCATACGAGAAACCATCACGGTGTCGTGACTTGATCGTTTCAACAAACGACTCATCAAGGTTGAAAGACACGAAGAAGTCCAACACCTGTAGATATTGATTGACTAGTTTGTTGATCACTGGTAGATACTGCCGAACGATCTTAGTCTTAATCCCAGTATCTTTCAACATCTCACCAATCACTTGGTTGTATTGAAACTTATCGTTAAGAGTTAGTTTCTCTTCAATCATAGTATCCTTATCGTCAATATACAGATCTAGATCATCTTTAGCCTTAGTGATATCGCTAGTGGTATCTGTTAGGTTGTCAATCTCGTTCTCAAGATCTTTGATTGAACGTTCAATACGAATAATCGCTTGAGTGTTAACGTTAAGATCAGTTTGCCACGCGCGTATGTCTTCAAGGTTCTTAGTAATGGTGGATAGTTCTAACTCAGTAGCCGAGATCTCTTCAGTTAGTTTATTCAATGCGGAGTTCAACTCACGAGCACGTTCAGACGCTTTAGAGATCTTATCCCTTTTGATCTCATCACTAATGTCTTGAGTACAAGTTGGGCATGTGCAGTTCTCTTCAAAGAACTTCGCATCTTTAACCACAGACTTAATATCAGTTTTAAATTGAGTATTGTACTGCATTAACTGCATACTCTTCTGGCGAGCTTTGTGCTCTTTAGTTGGCCAAATAGCGTTTTGATGCTGGATCTTCAATGTCAATGCAGAGTTATTGTGACTAATGTCACTCATCTCTTGACGTAGAGTAGTAATCGCGGTTTCTTTCTGCGACTTCAGATCTTTGTTGATTCTATTAATGTCTTGGATGTATTTACGTTGTGTATCTATCTTATTTGATTGCAGATCGATACGATATTGGATATCTTTGATAGTATCCTTTAGATCACTGTTCTTTAGTTTCAGAAGTTGGTTCATCTTAGAGAACACGTTGATGTCCAAAAGATCTTCGATAACTTCTCTGCGGTGTTGGGCGGTCAGCTGCATGAAAGGAACAAAAGAGGAGCTTCCAAGGACAATGATCTGATGAAAAGACTTATGGTTCAGTTTGAGAATGTTTTGTTCAAGGATCTTTTGGTACTCTTTAGAGTGAGAATCTTGATCGATCATCACGTCATTCTTCCAAATCTCAAACACAGATGGTTTGATACCACGGATAATCCTATACGTGGATCCAGCTACTGTGAAGATAACTTCAACAAGACAATCTTTGTTATTGATTGAATTGACTAATTGAGGTTTAGAGATGTTACGGTGTGGTCGCCCAAAAAGTGCGAATGACAAAGCATCAAGCATTGTTGACTTACCCGCGCCATTGTGACCAACAACTAAGTTTGTTGAGTATTTTTGGAAGTCAATATGAGTGAAAGAATTTCCTGTACTGAGGAAGTTCTTCCACTTAAGTTTTTCAAATACGATCATTTAGCACCAATTAATATTACATCCGCCTCTGTTTCAATCCAAAGCTTTGCACCGCAAGGCCTAGGTTTATCAGGTCTATAGACCATACGAGATGGTCCTCTTATATCAACTTCCATACAATACTGCACAACACCATTCTCTTCCACGCGGCAGACAGGTTCTTCTGACCCTCGCTTTGCATTGCTTTGAATGATATTGCGGTTGATATGTATAATCTTCATACAATTTCCATTGTCTGAGCTTCAATCATTAAGTCATGCATCTGTGTTTTAATGCGGTCTTTATCTAGATCCGTATCAACAGCGTCGATATAACTGTTGAGTAGAGATGTTGTATCTTCTAACGAAATTGTCTCGTTGTCAACTGATTCGCCAACAAATTCATTAAAATTCTCAGCAATCTTTAGTTCGTGGATTTTCTTGCTTTGAATACGATCAATAAACCTATCAAATGTGAACAGATCTCTCTTGTTGATTACAACAATCTTAACGAACTTACCTTCAACATCACCTAAGTCATATTGCAAGTAGTCTGTGTGAGTGTCATCATAGTAGATCCGTTTGAACAGAGTGTGTGGGTTACGGATAGCCGTTATCTCTTTCGACTCCGTGTCATAAACATGGAAATGCTTTGGATCGTGGGCATCGTTCCAAAAGAATTCGAGCTGCGTTCCAAGGTAGTGGATATTGTTTTTGCTTGACTTCGTGTGGTAATGCCCCGAATAAACCGCATTAAAGCGGTCAAAGATATCTGTACCCATTCCATGTTGCATCCTTACACCTTTCATCACTTCAAAGCCTGTCAGCTCAAAGTGCCCACCAATATGAGTTGCTTTAGTTGTTTTGAGAAATTCTAGTGTTTGTATTTCGTTGTCAGGAGCAATCCATGGAACCAAAGCCCAAGTCATGTCACCGTATTGAATTTCTGTAGGTTCGTGAATGATACGAACCTCGTCCATATAGTGACCAAGTAGTTCTTTGAGACTATTGAGTTCGTTGGTGTTTTTGTAAAAGGTGTCGTGGTTTCCACAGATGATGTCCATCGTGAGATTTCGTTCTCGCAATTGAGATAGAAACATCTTTCTATTTCGGTGTAGAACTCTGAAATTGATGAACTTCCTGTTATCAAAGAAGTCACCAAGATGCAAGATGTGTGTAATTTTATGTTCTTCTAAGTATGGAAAGAACACGTCACTGTAGAATTTTTCAGCGTTGTCTAAAAATATCTCAGATGAGTTACGAGTACCAGCGTGAGTATCGTTTAAAATAGCAAACTTCATTCCATAAAATCCTGTAGGTCAGAGTCGACAGTAATCTGATATTTACGTCTAACTTTTTCTTCACGAGAGAATTTTGTAAACTCAGTATCTTTTTCTTTGACTTTATCAATACGATCTTTTAGCTGATCGATAAATGCTTGTAAAACTTGAGTTGACGCAGTGTCACCATTTTCGCTGAATATGTATTCTTCAATACCACTTTGAGATAAGTATCGCAACTTAATATCTTGTTGTTTCTTCTCTTTAGCAATACGCCGTAGAAATGCATACCAAGCAATCTGTGTGAAGTAAGCAAACGCGTTTGGGTTACCTGATCGCGTTGCAGCTTCGATATTGTAGTTCTCAATTGCACGAAGGCAGTTCTCAACAGCATCCATCACCATCTCTTCACGATAGGTGTAACGAATGAAGTTAAGTTTATGAGAAAGACCTTCACAGATCTTTAAGAAACATCTAGCAATGTAATCGGGGACCTTGGGTAGATCGTTCTTCTTGGCAGCCTTTGCTGCTTGAAGTTCCGTACAATATGCAACAACAGCTCGTGAAAAATCACCATTGTTGACGTAATGAATACTTTCACGTTTAGCCATTAATAGCATACCTTAATTATTAATTACATTGATTATAGTATAAAAAAACACATAAGTCAATGAGTGTTTTTACTGAAATTTAAACAGGTTTTTATTTTTTAAACAAATGAATGTGAATATGCCAAAGAACATTATAACGATTACTGGGATTACGCTTACCCTCTCGTTGAAAGTGAAAGTAACTCTTCCCATCTTTATTTTTTAAATGAATACCACCATTCAAAAACTTCCATTCAGCATCATTTACCTTATCAACAATTTTTTGATAGGTCAATTCATATTCTATTGTGGGTAAATGATTATACACAACATGAGTAATATCAAAACCATTTCGAATGATCAAATCAACAATGGCATGTTTATTGTTATCAAGAAACTCTTTGAATGCAGTTACATAATTTTCATCAATTTGTTTTATGGTATAACGATCCTTTCCTTTATTATTCAGGTCCTTACTACCGCAAAACAAACGAATAAACTCAATGGCATTTCCAGTAATATCAAAGGTTTTAATAAAGTGATTTTGAGTAGTTAGGTGGACTTGAGTGCTGCTACCACTTGCATTTTTAATACTCTTATTGATGCCACCATTAGATCCATCAATTTTAGTACGTGATCCTCCAATCTGTTGTAGACCATGGGCCTCACAGATTTTTTTTTCTTTAACACCAGAGTATTCTTCGCGGATGTTGTAACCTTGTTCAGATGTAAGGGGCATTGCTCAATCTTTCTTCTACAATTTTAGAATAATTATCATCTATTTCAAACCCCATCCACTTTCTGTTAAGTTCTTTTGCCATCACTGCGGTAGTACCAGACCCCATGAAGGGATCAAGAACTAAATCACCTTCTTGTGTAGTCAATTGAATACAGTTTCTTACAAGTTGTGATGGAAACGGTGCAGGATGTTGTTTTTGTCGTTCAGGATTAATTACCCAAACTTCGCTGCGATAGTTGGGATCAACAGCATCACGAAATACTTTTGGTTTATTTTTACATAACCAATAGATATGTTCTGTACATGGCACAAGAACATCATTGCGAATGTTTGGTGAGTTGCGTCTGTCCCAGATAATTAATTGATAAAGTTCAACATCACTTTGTGAAATAAAATCGGTGGGAAGATAACATCGGTTTTTATGTCTTCGTGGTTTATGATTAAAGAAAATACTACCAGTGGGTTTAATCACTCGATAGCACTCGTTTAAAAAGGATATCATCCATGCTTGATATTCTTCCTCTGGCATATCATCACCATAGGTATTATAATCAATATTAAATTTACTCCAAATTTGATTACCTTTCTTTACCTTACCAAGCAATCCTTTTTTGTTATACGGTGGTGATGTGACGATACAATCCACTGAATCGGACTTAAGTTCTTTAAGTCCTTCTATACAATCTTTTTTTATTAACATAATTCAGTATGTCCTTGTAGATATCCTATCATACTTTATAGTAACATATCATAACACAAAAGTCAACAACAAAATAGTTGATTATTTTAAAAAATAACTGTTGACTTTTCTGGCAAACCCTGTATAATAAAGCTTCAGTTGTTGCAGTGTGCCATACGTTACTTAACTAAGAAGCCGATTCGGGGGATTTCTAAGAATCCATTGGCATCATCATATGATTCGATGTATCGATATCCACGACTCAGATAGGCTTCTTTGTTTACAGAGTTATCAGCCCAAACAGGAATGAGTTCATCATAGTTTGGATCAGGTGATTCTCTTAGGTGCACCTCAATGGGTTTGTCACCTATAAATTCAATATTGATTCTACCGACATCATGCAGTTCATTGAACTGTGAAGAAACCTTTGGTTTGTAAGTAGATCTTATCCAAGAAACAAATCTTGATAGGTTGTTGATATCGTTTGTTCCTTGCCAGCAAGATATTGATTTCCAACGACCATCAACGAATTCATATGTAGCAGAGTATTGAATACCAGCAATAAACTCACACCAAAAATACCCAGGGGGGACCTTAGTAGCGTCTCCAGCCTCAATCTTTATAACCTTAGATCCAACACCCATTCCCGATAAGTTATATATCGGTCTAACAATATAGTGATCTGTGACATCAGGAGCGAGGCCAGTAGGCCCACACTTGTAACCCATTAGTTCAGCAAGATACAACTTGTTAAACCATTTATGGTGGTGAGGATATTTTTCCCAAGCTTCAAAGTCGTGTATCAATGAATAACTCTTCCTGTAAATTTCACCACATTTGTTGGAGTGTCACTATCATATGATGGATCGTTGGATGCTTCTCTTAGACTTTTAATAAAGTTTGCCAGCTTCTCTGCCATATCATCAGAACTGCTTTCAGGTAAGTGGTCATGCATTACAACTTTAGCGTAATGTTCAATAAGTTTTTCTGATGGGGTTGCTTCACCAACAACATGATTTGAGTTTAACACCATTATGTTATCAGGTTCGTCTTGCATCATCATCCAAGGGCGCATTGAATACGTCCTTGTACCATCTGTCGTTTGACCATACATGAAAATCACATACGCATTCTTAACGACCATATCCGCTACATCATCATCTGGATATTCGACTACATCACAGATAATTTCTTCACCAGATGTTAACTTGAATTGTTTAATATCATTCATTCTATATTTACCTGTGTAACTTTATAATTGAATTGTTCTTGTTGGTATATTTTAACACGTTCAAAGCAATGTAATAGCGTAAAGTTCTTTCTCGTTCTCCAATGTAAATCGTCAGATAT